CAAGTTCCAGGGTGAGAACCGCTGGCGCACGCTCTTCAAGCGCTTCTTGGGAATCCGTGAGCCGCGCCCCGGGCGCAAGCTGGTCGAGTATCTGCGGGGCGTGGAGTCCCGCGTGGAGGGACTCATGTCTGAGCAAGTGAAGTCACGGGAGGACCTGCGGCTCCTGATCGAGCAGCAAGGCCAGATGATCCACGCGCTGGCGGGCCTCGCTGGCGTCACCCTACCGGCCCCTGCCCCAGCTGCCCCGGCAGCCGTGGCGGAGCCCGCCCCCGCGGCTCCGCCACAGGGCTCCGGGAATCCGATCATGGAGCCTGCCAAGTCGGCGCCGACTGCCCCGGCCGATGGTGCCAAGGATGGTGCCGCGGCCGGGGCCCCGATCCCGGCGGCTCCTACCCCGGACGACCGAATCGCCCGGCTCGAGGCGACCGTGCAGGAACTCGTGGCAGCGCTCACGGGCGGCGGGCCGGCGATGGACGAGCCCGGTGACAACGAGCTGCCGGATCTCGTGGGTGCCGGAGTAGCAGCGCCCTCGGCCGAGCCGAAGCGCGTGAGTGCCGCGACCCCGCCGCCGAACCGGCTCCTCCAGTCGAAGGCAGTCGCCCCGGCTGGCAACGGTACGCCGGTCGAGTACTCGACCATTCTCGGCGCACCCGTGACGACCTCGGAGCGGAACGCGGCGCGTAACGGCGGCGGGCTCCCCCGCATCGCCCGGCGATAAGGAGCAACCCCCATGAGTGCGACCTACTTCAAGTCGATGCACGTGGACGAGGACCCGCAGGGCCCGCCCAAGTTCTTCTCCGACGTGCGGCTCTCGGGGGCCGATCAGCTCCTTGCCCGCGATCCCGAGACCGTCGCTTTCCTGGCCAAGTGCTACGCCGAAAAGGTGACGCACCCGCCAGGCCAGCGCTGGCACATCTTTGCCGAGAAGCGGCTCGGCGCCTTCCTCGGGGCTCTCGGGGTTGATCTCGAGGAGGCCAAGAAGTTTGTCGGCGAACCGACGGACGTCCCGACCTACTGCGACTCGATGGAGCAGTCGGTCAAGATGTTCAACGGGACGTCATTCCTTGCCAAGAACGTGTACGAGGTCTGCGCGCACCTTCGCAGCCGGCGAGCGCTCGCGCGTACGTAGGGAAACCACCCCGGGCATCACGGGACAGGGACGTTCCGTGCCGGAAGTTCCAAGGAGGGGACGCAAGTGCTATCCCAAGGACACGCGCTGCTCGCGGCACCGTCATCGGTGACCGAGGGTCGGCGCCTCACGAAGTACGAGCAGGCCAAGTTCCTGCTCCGTACCGTCGCTCCGTGCTTGATCCAGCCCGAGGAGGCAGACCGGCTCATTGACTACGTGGTCGATGAGTCCCAGATGTTCCGCGAGGCGTCGGTCGAGCGCATGACCACGAACGAGCAGACGATCCGCTTCATCAATCTCTCAAGCGGCATCCTTCGGCTCGCGACCTGTAACGAGACCCCGACCGAATCGGTCTCGATCACGAACACGAACAAGTGCTTGAAGACCATCAGTCTCGACGCCAAGTTCTTCCTCTGCGATGACGACTTGCAGGACGGGATCACCGGCCCGCAGTTGGAGCAGCAGATTATGCGGATGACGGCCGAGACGATCGCGAACGAGACAGAGCGGATCGCGTGGATGGGGAACACGAACGGGAGCTACACCGATCCCTCGAACGTGAACAACGCCGTCATGGGAGCGCGCGATATGTGGTATCGCCAGCTCCAGCAAGGGCACATCCTGAACGGCGGCGGGTTCTCGGGTGCCGATGCCGGTGACCGGACGATTACCTTCCACAAGCTGAACTGTCTCCAGCGCGCCCTCCCGACCAAGTACCGCCGGAACCCGGAACAGCTCCGGATCTACATGCCGAGTGACATGTGGGTCGATTATGCGGAGCTCCACCAGGGTCGTGAGACGGTCCTCGGCGATCGCTCGCTCTTGGGCCCGGTGCCCCGCGAGCACATGTCCACCCCGATCGTGCCCGTGCCCTTGATCCCGACCAACATCCGCGCCTGCGGGTGCGAGTCGCTCGCGACGTCCACGGGGACGTTCATGGTGATCACGGACCCGGCGAACCTGGTCGTTGGGATCCAGAAGAACATCACGTTCGAGCGGTGGCGCGATGGACCGCGGCACCTGACGTGGTTGATCTGGACTTTCCGGTTCGATGCGCTCGTGTTCAACGAGGATGCGACGGCGATGGTTGACTGCATGCAGCTGGATGCTTGCGCCTCGACCTGCGTGCCGGCGGCTCTGCCGGCCGGGCGCTGTGTCGCCTGCATCAACTAGCGCGGTAACGCTCTCGTAGCCTGCGACCTTCGGCGAAGCGCGGTAGATCTGGCCGGTTGCCCACGGGTTCTCCGGGACCGGCTGGAAACGCGCTTCGCCGAAGGGGACAGAAGCAAAGACAACTCACCCGGCTCTTGAGTAGCCGTCCGCCTCCCCCGCCCCAGCCTACCCATAGGGGCGAGACAGCCGAGAAAGGATGCCCGTGCCTCAGGTGGTCCTGGCGCGAAGCCTCACCTATGCCCACAACGGACGCGCGTTCCGGCGTGGCGAGCCCCAGGACGTGCCCGAAGGCGACTACCTATTCCTACTCTCCCAGGGCTTCATCGACCCGAACCACGAGCTCCAGGTGGTCCACCCGGCACGGCTGACGCGAGCCCCGGCGGATTCCGAGATCCCGATCGTCAGAACGGGCGGGCTCGGAGACGTGCTCATGGTGCTCCCGGCACTCAGGGAATTGGCGCGGCGGTTCCCCCGGCTCCGGTTCACCTACGCGACGGCGCACGAGTTCGTGCCGCTCCTCCGGAATTGCCTCCTAGGACAGCCGGGCGGGTTCCTTCACCGGGTCTGCGCCCTGGCCGATCTCCACGGGCGGCTCCCGTGGGTGATCGATCTCCGGGGCTACTCCGAGCGGGACGGCCGGGAGCGCTACGACCGGATTGGAGTTTTCGCCCGCTACTTGCTGAACGGCGGCGAGCCGCTCGACTGGTCCTATCCCTTGCAGGCCACCGATCAGGAGCGCTTGCAGGGGAAGATCGCCACGGGGGCCATCGATCACGGCCGGCCGGTGGTCGGGATTGTCGTTGGCTCGCACTCGCAGTCGGGGATGCGTAACTGGCCGACCACCTACGTCGAGGAGTTCGCCGAGCGGGCCTTCGATCATGGCTATCGAGCGGTGCTGATCGATGACCACGTGCATCAGCTGACCCCGCGGCTCGCAGCGGCGGGCGTGCGCTCGCTCGCCGGGCACCTGACGATCCCGACGCTGCTCTCAGTCGTCGCCTCGCTCGATTACCTGGTAACGCCGGATACCGGGGTGCTCCATCTCGCCGAAGCGCTGGGTGTACGGACGGTGGGCTACTTCACGAGCGTGCCGCCGGAGGCGCGGGCCGTGCACTACCGCTACGTGCGGAGCCTCTACGCCGCCGTCCACTGCGCCCCCTGCTACCACGCGCCGACCTGTGGCGCGCCGCCGGGGCAAACGCTCTGCGCGCTCGAGGTCAAGCCCGCGCGTGTGTGGCAGGAGATCGAGTGGATGGCGGAGAACGCGCCGCCCTACGACTACCGAGCGCCATTTGTCCACCTGCAGCCGGTGGCGCAGCCGGTGCAATTCAACTTTCAGGCGGCATAGGAGGAGCAGATGGTTCTTACATGGGTTGAGGTCTTCGATCGGCTCGCCGAGATGATCGGCTCGATCCAGCAGCCGGAGGATCAACCGCAGTTTCGGCTCATCGTGGACGAGCAGTCTTCACCGCCGAACGTGAAGATTGACGCGCGAGCGAATCGCGGCTCGGAATGGGTGCCGATCGGCGCGCTACCGGCGCCAGCGGATGAGACCCCTGAGCTGCCGGTCGGTGGTGGCGGACTCGGATCGGAGTTATAGATGTATTCAGTACGTGGACGAGCGCCGGCCACCGCGGCGACCGCCGATCATGCCGTCTTTAGCTTCTGGAACCCGCACTCGACGCAGCGCATCAAAGTCATCTCGGTCGCGATGTTCGCGCAGACCGCGTTCACTGCGGGGTGGGTTGGTCGTATGCGGCGGATCAGCGCGCGCGGCACGGCCGGCTCGACGGTGACACCTAATAGCTCGAACCATTCGACGCTTGGCGTGGCGCCGCCATCGGGCGCGCTCCTCGATCTGGCGCAGTTCTCGGCGCAGCCGACATTGCTGGCTAGCTCCGTGGACATACTCATGGGCTATCCGTTCCCCGCCGTGATCGGAGCGGGTGTTGTCTATCCGATCCCTGGTGGCGTCGAGATCGGACCCGGGGCAGGAATTGCTTTCATCCAGGTGCCGGCGACGGCTTCGGGCGTGCTCGAAGTAACGATCAACTGGATGGAGGATTGGCTCTAGATGCCGACGTATCGCATGACGATCGTCGCATGCATCCAAAACCTCTCCGAGGTGTACGACGCCCTGCTGCCTGGTGGAAACAACCAGTGTTACGGCACGACGTGGGGCGCGCTCTTGCCCTGGTATGACGGCATGAGTCGCTTGGGACCGGTCCCGTCCGGCGTGCGTACGTATTACCCGAGCAGCATGGCTCATCCACTGATGGACTCGGAGCCCATGCATTCCTCCTCCTCGACGGCGCAGTACACGGCTCCGGCCTATTGGTGGCAGTCGCAGGAATTTGAGGACACCGTGGCAGCGGCACCTTCGTTCGTGGTCGCGTGGGGCGCCAAGGCCAATATGGGAACGGGGTTCAACGTCCAATGAGTACGCTCCGCCAGAACGTCTCCGGGCAGCGCGTCTTCTTCGCGCTGATCAACGCGACGACGGGCGCCGGATTGACCGGGGCCACGGTGACCGTCAACCGCGGGATCGACGGCGCTGCACAGGCGGCGGCGACTGGCACGGTGACAGAGCTCGGGCTCGGGCAGTATCGGTTCGACCCGAGCCAGGCGGACACGAATGGCGATCACGTCGGCTATATCTTCACGGCCACGAACGCGATCCCGGTGGGCGCCAACTTCGTGACCACCAACTCGAACCCGCACGACGGCGTGAGTCTCGGATTGTCGGCGGTGGCATCGAACGTGGTGCAAATCTCGGGTGACGCGCCTGCGGCCGATGCGCTCGAAACGATGCTCGACGGCACGGGCGGCAACAAGCTTACGCTTGAGCAGATCCGAGTCAACTCGACCACGGCGGGCGGCGGCATCGACATTGACAACACGGCCGGGCCGGCGATCAGCGCCCGCACGTCGAGCGGCGATGCGGCGGAGTTCGTGTCTACCGGTGGCAACGGCGATGGGATCGCGGCGACAGGGCAAGGCTCAGGTCATGGAATCTTTGGCACGGGAGGGGTTACGAACGGCGCTGGAATCCGTGGTCTCGGTGGGACCGATGGTCATGGATTCTTTGGCACCGGAGTAGGCGGTGGCAACGGCGCGCAGTTCACGGGCGGCGCGACAGATGGCATCGGCATCGCCGCCACCGGCACTGGTGGTGGTGCGGGCGGTCGCTACATCGGCGGGAATACTAACGGCAGCGGGTTGGAGTTGTTCGGCGGGTCTACCAACTCAACGGGGCTTAGCGCCAGTGGAAATGGCACGGGCGCTGGCATCACGGCCACGGGTGGAGCCACTGGGCATGGCATCAGCGGCGTCGGTGGTGGCACTGGGGCCAACGGTATCCACGGGATCGGTGGCCCCAATGCCCACGGCATCAACGGCACGGGCGGCACTAATGGCACCGGCATCCGCGGCTTGGGGACCGGCACCGCGCCAGGCATACGCGCTGTGGGTGGCTCGTCCGGGCACGGCTTCGATGCGACAGGGCTTGGCGTAGGAAACGGTATTAATGTGGTTGCCGGCGCGACAGACGCCCACGGCATCTTATCTCAGGGCGGCGGTGCCGGGCACGCGATCTATGCCCGTGGTGGCACGTCAAGCGGTCACGGGATCTTCGCCGAGGCCACGCTGGGCAACGCGGCCGGCATCCGGGCGGCAGGGGCCGGCACCGGCGCCGGCATCAGGGCCGACGGTGGCGCGACTGGCCATGGCATGCACGCCGTTGGCGTTGGCACCGGCAGCGGAATCGTAGCCGATGGTGGCGCAACAGGCGCCCCAGGCATCGCTGCTATCGCCAACGGTGGAAACGCGGCCGGCTTGGTAGCCACCGGCTCGGGCACCCAGGCTGGCATATCGGGCGTGGGCGGCGCGACTTCGGGCGCCGGCATTGTCGGCACGGGTGGTGCACCGAACGGCCACGGCATCCTGGGCGTGGGCGCTGGCACGGGTTCTGGCGTGCGCGGCAACGGGGGCGCCACCGGGCACGGCTTCCACGGCTTCGCGGGGGCGACCAGTGGCGACGGGTTCCGGGTGCAGGCCAACGCCAACGGACACGGGTTCCAGGCAATCGGCGGCGGCACGGCCGGCAACTCTGGGATCGTCGGGCAGTCGGGCGTCAGTGGCCACGGCATCTACGGATTCGGCGATGGCGTGGGCGCCGGCATGCGGCTCGACGGAGGAGCCACTGGTCACGGGCTCATCTCTACGGGCGGGGTGATCTCAGGTGACGGGATACGAGCGACCGGGCCCGGCGATCCAGCGAACGGAATCTACGCGGCCGCCGGGGTCAAGGGCCACGGCATTGCGTCCTTTGGGGGATCGGCGGAGGGTGACGGATTCCACGCCGAAGCCTTGACCGATGGCGACGGAATTCAGGCGGTCGGCATCGGAACTGGATGCGACATCAACGGCGACCTGTGCGGCACCGTGGATTCGGTCGTCAACGTCACGAGCATCGTCAACGGCGTATGGGACGAGCCGATCGCCGGGCATCTGAGCGTTGGCAGTACTGGCGAAGCCCTGAACAACGCAGGGAGCGGGGCATCGCCGGCCACCATCGCCGATGCGGTGTGGGATGAGTTACGCGCTGGGCACGTCATCGCCGGATCCTTCGGTGAGGGTGTGGCCTCGGTGCAAGGAAACGTCACCGGCTCGGTGGCATCCGTAACCGGGAACGTCGGTGGCAACGTTGTCGGCAACGTCAACGGGAATGTGGTGGGCTCGGTCGGTTCGGTCGCGCTGAACGGGATCACGGCCTCCTCGCTCGACGCCACGGCCATCGCCGAGATCGCCGACGGCGTGTGGGATGAGGACATTGTGGCCGCGCACGGCACCGCCGACACGTCGGGGCTGATCCTCTCTCAGCTCACGAAGCGCGCGGTCACGCTCACGACCGCCGTGCTCGACGGCTCAGTGATCGGGCAGATCCTCGACGACGGCACAGCAGTCTACGACCGCACGACGGATTCACTCCAGGCGATCCGCGACGCGCTCGCGGCTGCCGGCCCAACCGCCGCCGTCATCGCGGACGCGGTATGGGATGAGCTTCGTGCCGGCCATGTCATCGCCGGAAGCTTCGGTGAGGGAGTCGCGAGCGTTCAAGGCAACGTGACTGGCACCGTAGCCTCGGTGGTGGGTAACGTCGGCGGCAACGTGGTGGGCAATGTCAATGGGAACGTCGTGGGATCGGTGGGGTCCATTGCAGCAGGAGGGATCACCGCTGCGAGTTTCGCCGCTGGTGCGATCGACGCCGCGGCCATCGCCACCGATGCAATCGGCGCCGCCGAACTCGCTGCCTCTGCCGTGAACGAGATCGCAGACCAGGTATGGGATGAGATTCTGGCGGGGCATCTGGGAGTGGGATCGACAGGCGAAGCCCTCAACAATGCGGCGGCAGCCTCGCCCTCTGCGGCAGTCATTGCTGATGCCGTATGGGACGAATTGCGTGCGGGACACGTCATTGCCGGGAGCTTTGGGGAAGGTGTTGCCTCTGTTCAGGGCAACGTCACTGGCTCAGTAGGCTCTATTGCCGCTGGCGGGATCGTCGCCGCTTCCTTCGCTGCCAATTCGATCACGAGTGGTGCGCTTGACGTGTCGGCGGTGAACGAAATCGTTGACCAAACCTGGGACGAAATACTCGCCGGGCACTTGGGAGTAGGTTCTACCGGGGAAGCCCTCTTCAACGCTGGATCAGGTGCCTCTGCCGCCACCATTGCCGATGCTGTTTGGGACGAGCTGCGCGCTGGTCATGTCATCGCTGGTTCGTTCGGGGAAGGCGTGGCATCCGTCCAGGGGAATGTCACGGGCACGGTCGCATCGGTCACGGGCTCGGTCGGGTCGGTGGCCTTGAACGGGATTACGTCGGCCTCCCTCGACGTCTCGGCCGTGAATGAGATCGTCGATCAGACCTGGGACGAGATTCTGGCTGGACATCTCGGGGTCGGGTCCACGGGTGAGGCTCTGAACAACGCCGGATCCGGCGCATCCGCCGCCGTTATAGCTGACGCCGTTTGGGATGAATTGAGAGCCGGCCATGTCATTGCGGGCTCGTTTGGCGAGGGTGTCGCCTCGGTTCAGGGGAACGTCACCGGGACCGTGGCTTCCGTGACGGGATCGGTAGGCTCCGTGGCGTTGAACGGAATCACGGCGGCGAGCCTGGATGTCTCGGCGGTGAACGAGATCGTGGATCAGACCTGGGATGAAATTCTGGCCGGTCACTTGGCGGTCGGGAGCACGGGCGAAGCCCTTAACAACGCGGGTACGGGGGCATCGGCTGCCGTGATTGCCGCGGCGGTCTGGGATGAACCGCTCGCGGGGCACGTGATCGCGGGCTCGGCGGGCTTCGCTGAGAACCTGATCGACGACACGTTGGCGGCCGTGGTGAACGTCCAGGGGCGCGTACCGCTGACGCTCCATCCCGACGGACGGATGCGCTCCCATGTCGAAGCCTGCGACCCGCCGTGCACGCCGACGGGTGGCGGTGGTGGCGCCGTCGATACGTTCGAGGCGGTGCCGCTATGAACCCATGGGCAGCAGGCGTGATCGGGATGATCTTCGGCTTCTGCGCCGGGATCATCGCGGCCGCGCTCTGTATCGGCTCGAGCGATAGCCGGTTTCCGCTCATTCGGTCGGAACCCATGCCGGGCCATCAGCCGCCCCCGCTGCCGGCCGGGACCAAGCTCGCCCCGCCTGCGGGTGCCAGGACAGCCGTCAAGCCACCATCCAAGCCGCGCGCGAAGAGGAGTGTGAAGCATGGCCGTTGATCGTGGGCACGCCCAGCCGGGCCAGACCGTGCGACTCCGCGCTGCCTTTTCGCTCGCTGGTACGCCCGTCGATCCCTTCCAGATTCGGCAGGTGGAGATCCTCGACGAGAACATGGCCGTCCTCGCCACGATCTCCGGCACGTCAATTGTCCGCTCGGCGCTCGGCCAGTTCTACGTCGATTGGCCTGTACCATCGACAGAGCCCGTCTCGATCCACTTCGACCGCTGGTTTGCCACCGCCTCTTCCGGGGGCACGGAAGAGCCCTTCACCTTCGCCTTCCAGGTGCTCGCCTTCTCTTCCGCCACGGCCGGCACGCCCTACATGACCGTCGAATCGGCCCGCACGTGGCTCCCCGATGCCTCGGAGATCAACTCGGCCCAGCTCGCCGAAATGGTGCTCTTGGGCCAAGAGACAATCGAGTGGGTGACGGGCCAGAACTTCCTACCGCAGACGTCGGCCCGGATCTTCGACGGCTCGGGCCGGGGAACGCTCTCCGTCAAGCGCCCGATTCAGAGTGTCATCGAAGCGCGCGTCCTCTCGTGCCACCCGGGGGGCGAGGACTCGCTGATCGACCCCGCGGGTATCCGCATCTCCGGCAGCCGCACCATGCTCGCGCTCGGGAACGTCCAGCGCTACAGCGACCGCTTCGCATCGGGGTTCATCGGCTACCCCTGGGGCTGGCCCGGCGGCGGGTGCGGCATCTGGCCGCCCGGGTTCCAGAATATCCAGATCACGGGCGAGTGGGGCGCCTTCGCCTCGCCTCCGCGCCAGATCACGGCGGCACTCGGGCAGCTGATCCGCTATGCCGCGGTCTGCGATGACCCGCTCGGTTTGACCGATGCCGCCTTCTCATCGGAGTCCACGGACGGCGATCGCCAGTACACCATGCGGGACATCTTTAGGAAGGCACAGATCAACAATGCCACGGGCTACGCCGACGTCGATTCGATCCTCGCCCGCTTCCGTCAGGGCGTGATCGTGGGATCGGTCTAGGCGTCATGGTTACGTTTACCCGCACCAGCAAATCGCTACTACCAGATCGGGTGGTGCGCGTCGATCGCCGCTTGCGGATCGACGACGGCATGGGCGGGACCTATCCCAAGCATCAGACGATCATCCAGCGCTACCACGTGCGGCTATGGCCCGAGCAGCATCAGCGACGGGAGCGGGTCGAGCTCGGCGAACAAGAGGCGATCCAGGACTATCGCGCCGTCGCCGATCCGACACGGAACGGCAAGACGGTCATGATCGGCGATCGATTCTTCGATCAGAAGAACAACGAATGCTACGACGTGGTAGCTGTCAAGCGCCCGCGCCCGGGGCTCGCGTACTCGGCCATGATCCATTACGAGCTGCGGCTCGTCAAAGACGGTTGCCCGGATGCCGCGGCCGGCTACGGGGCAGCGACGGGTGTGGCTGGCGGAGCGGGTGGCGCGGCTACGGCAGGCGGGCCGACGCAAACGCATTTCATCATGCGGCACTTTGCCAACAACGAGATCTTCGGCTGGCAGGCGTTGCCGTATTTCGACGGCATGATCTACAACCTACAATTCGATGACCCGGCGCAGATCGCCGAGATCGAAGCCTTGGTCGCAGCCGGCCGCGATTGGTGGCGCTATTACGACGTGCTCGATTATTGTTTCTCGGCGACGCTCTTCGGTGGCACGACCCCGCCCATGGCCACGTGGTTCAACTATCTGCGGGACAACATCCAATTCGCCGGTTCGACGTCCCATCGCCGCTTTCGTGTAGCCGATACCGTCTCGCTCTTCAATGCCCCCCCGGCTGGCCCTCAACCCGAACAGCGCGAGCTTATTCCCTGGGGGCTCATTACCGCGGGTGAACGTGCGGCGATCGTGGCCCAGATGGTGGCCCTCGCCGATAGCCCGGGCGGCGTCTCTGTCCCCTCGGCCGGGGTCTTCTTGGATCAGGCGTGGCTCAATCTGCCCGACTTCTTTGTCGAGGATACGCTGACGAACGAGTCCGGGCATGGGAACCTGAAGGAAGGAAGCCCGAAGCTCACGGCTCTTGATTACGCCGGGACCGAAGCGGCTTTCGGAGACGGGGGCACCTGGAACACGCATCGCGCGGGCTTGGTCTCGCTCTACGCCGAGATCGCGGCGGCGCTCGGGGTGCGTTACGCAATCAAGAACGCGGAGAACCTGCCGCAGGGTGGCGACGTGGTGCCGAAGCCCTGGATGATCGAGAACGCATGGAACAATCTCCGGTACGGCGGATCGCAACCCGCGCGCTGGGCCGCCGCCAAGGCCGCGTTCGCGACCGATCCCCGGAACATCCTCTCGATCAAGTGCGAGTCAGCAGCGAACGCGGTGATTGGCGTGCCCGAAGCGCTCGCGCACTGGCAGGCGACGGGGGGCTGGATCTCCTTCACCGACGATGATTCCGTCCAAGGCATTGCGAACCGGGAGACGGCCTATCTCGAAGCGGCGGCGGTGCTCGCATCTCTGGGGTTCCCAGCGTAATGGCCGTCTACAAGTCCAATGGATTCAACCAGACGGCCGTCAACTTGAAGCGGCTCCAAGCCCGTAATCGCGAGCTTCTGAAGCTGATTTCGGGCGGGCTCCCGCGCACCATGATGAACGCGGGGCAGATCATTGAAGCGCGCGCGAAGGAGATCCTGACCGAGAAAGGCCATGTGGTGACGGGCAATCTCCGCCGCTCGATCAATACGCAATTGATCGATGCGACCGAGCGCCGAGTCGTGGTCGCGGTCGGATCCTTCGTCGAGTACGCGCCCTTTGTCGAACGGTTGCCGGATGGTGGCTTCCTCTTCCCCGCCTCCGTCGAAACGCTGCCCCAGACGATTCGCTTCGTCTACGACAACGGGATCAAGAAGCCCGAATTGAACTGGGGCAGGGCATGAGCTACTTCACCGGGCGCGATATGGCAGCGGCGATCCGGGATGCACTCCGGACAGATCCCTGTCTTGCGGGTCTACTCGATGACGAGATCGACGTGACCCACGGTACGGATGCCTTCTGCGATGAGCCCGTGAACGCGCACCCGGGGCGGGCGATCCGACGCGAACAGATGGGGTGGCCGTCCGACTTCTCGCGGGCAGTTATCACCTACGGACGCTTTCAAGCAATCCCCGCGTTCCCGGCGTCAACGCATCCCTGGGTCGAGAATTGGTCGTTCGTTGTGAGTGTGTTCGCGCGTGAAGGGATCACGCTCTCTGACGGCACGGACGGCGGATCGGGGGATTTGTGGGCGCTCGACATTTACGAGCACGTGCGCCGGATCCTCGGATGGGTCCGGGGAAACGACGGGCTCCCATGCAACGGTAACTTCCGAGTTCTTAACCGGCGGCATGACGGAGAAGTCCAGCCGCTCAAGTTCAATGACTCTCACCGCTACTGGCAGATCGCGACACGGTTTACATGGATGACCGTGAGCCGGGGGCTTGTTGCTCCGATCTGCCTGCCTTGTGAAGCGCCATAGGAGGGGCGAACCATGCCGAATCCTGCTCTCTGTACCGAGTTGATCGACCAGGCCCTGACCCTGGGCACGTTTCGCCTCTTCATCCAGCCCGCCGGTGGGACCGAGCAAGAGGTCGGGAACATCGAGACGGGCTCGTTTCAGTACACGCCGAACATTCTCGAGCATCGGCGTGGAATCGATAACTCGCTCGATGCGCTCTTTGCGCTCGGGCGGGATTACATCATCAACTTCACGACCGACGCGATCACGGCCCAGAACCTCGCCGCGCTCTTGAACGAGGATCCCGTGAACACGATCGACGGTTGCAAGATCCCGCTCACGGGGAACCGGTGCGTCCGGTCCTACGGGGCGCGCTTGCTCCATCTCTTCCC